AATATTATGGCAATTCCAAACGGCGCAGGCCCATACCAATTTAGCGACGGCAACACTAGCGCAGCTAAACTAATCGGCGGCAATATCATTACAGCAGCTACAGGCGCAGGCTTGTATTTCTTAGATACCGCTGTTACCGCTAACAGCACATTAACTTCTGCTCCAGCAGGTTCTATTGGCGTTACAACCAATGCAACTGGCGTAGGCAAGATGTTTATTTCTGACGGCACTAAGTGGCAATTTGCTGTTGTAGCTTAATGTAATATCCCGCCTTTCGGGGCGGGGCTTTTAAAGGAAAAATCATGGCTAATACCAAACCAATCGGTGTAGCGTATGAAGATCAGCAGTTAGATGGCGCGATTATTGGTAAAACTGGGGGCACTGCCGGCTTTTTTGGCACAACACCTGTTTCCCAACAATCTGCTATTACTGCCGTTACTGATACAGCTAGTGGTGCTGAACTTGCAACGGCTATCAATGCGTTGCGCACAGCGCTAAAAAACCTCGGCCTTACAGCCTAATGAATAGGGGGCTTGTCCCCCTATCTAACATAGAAAATTATGCCCATTATTTATTTAAAGCACCCAGTCCACGGCACTAAAGTTGCTACAATGGATACAGAAGCCGAATATGACGAGCAAAATGGTTGGAAACGCTACGAGTTGGATACGCAACCAGCGCCCGTAGTTGAAGAAGTAGAAGAAGTGATTGCGGCTCCTGTTAATACACTGGAAGTAAAAAGACGTCGTAAAACCGCAGAGTAAAAGGAAACCGCCATGACCACGGCAAACGATCAAATAAACGGCGCTTTGCGCGTATTAGGTATTCTTGCCGAAGGCGAAACCCCTTCTGCCGCTACATCCCAAGATGCTTTACAAGCCTTGAATCAAATGATTGATTCGTGGAATACTGAGCGTTTGTCAGTCTTTTCTACACAAGACCAAGTGTTCTCATGGACGCCAAATGTAGCAACAAAGACTTTAGGGCCTACAGGTGATTTTGTTGGTAATCGTCCTATTTTGATTGACGATTCTACTTATTTCCGTGACCCATCAAACAATATCTCGTTTGGCATCAAACTGATTAACCAACAGCAATATAACGGTATTGCCGTTAAAACCGTGACTTCGACATATCCTCAAGTTATGTGGGTTAACATGGAATTTCCCAATATTACAATGACCGTATACCCAGTGCCTACTAAGGTGTTGGAGTTCCATATTGTGTCGGTTACCGAGCTAATGAGCGTTCCTAGCTTGTCTACTGACATTTATATGCCACCTGGCTATTTAAGAGCCTTTAAATACAATTTAGCGTGTGAATTTGCCAATGAGTTCGGCGTTGAGCCACCACCCAACGTAGCTCGTATCGCCATGACTTCTAAGCGCAATCTCAAGCGTATTAACAATCCTGACGACATTATGTCTATTCCTTATAGCATTGTCGGCACTCGTCAGCGCTTTAACATCTTTGCTGGTAATTATTAATGCTAACGCCAATCCTAGGTCAAGCGTATGTTGCCCGTAGCGTTAACGCTGCGGATAACCGTATGGTCAACCTTTTCCCTGAAGCCGTCCCTGAAGGCGGCTATACAGGCGGTTTTCTTAACCGTACACCTGGGTTGCGTAAAGTAGCTACGGTTGGCACAGGCCCTATTCGTGGGCTTTGGACGCATGGCACTAATGGTATTGATGCGTATGTAGCCTCTGGCAATGAATTTTTTAAGATTTTACCTGACTACAGCTACACCAAATTAGGCAATATCAGTGGCACTGGCCCCGTATCTATTGCTGACAATGGCAATCAGCTATTTATCGCTTGCGGGGCTAAAGCGTATCTTTACGATGAGCCTGCCAATACATTCCAACAAATCACTGACCCTGACTTTTACGGGGCTGAAACGGTTTGCTACATTGATGGCTATTTCGCGTTTAATCAGCCAGGCACTCAAATTATTTGGGTAACAGGCATTTTTGATGGTGCTTCTATTGACCCATTAGCGTTTGCGGCGGCTGAAAGCACTCCCGACGAAGTGGTAGCTGTGGTATCTAATAACCGTGAAGTATGGGTGTTTGGCACTGGCACAACCGAAGTTTGGTACGACGCCGCTACTACACCCTTTCCTTTAGCGCCAATTCAAGGCGCGTATAACGAGATCGGTTGTATCGCCAAAGCCTCTATTTGCAAGCTAGATAACAGCCTATTTTGGCTTGGCCAAGATCCAAGGGGCTATGGCATCGTTTACCGCAATCAAGGCTACACGGGGAAGCGTGTGTCTACCCATGCCATTGAATACGCTATTCAGCAGTATGGCGACGTTTCTGACGCTGTTGCGTACACTTATCAGCAAGAAGGTCATGCGTTCTATGTAATAGCGTTCCCAACCGCAGGTAAAACTTGGGCGTATGACGTAGCCACTGGTGCATGGCATGAACGTGCAGGATTCGTTAATGGTCAATTTACCCGCCATCGTAGCCAATGCCAGATGAACTTTAATAGCGAAACCATCGTTGGCGATTACGAAAACGGCAATATTTACGCTTTTGACTTAGACCTTTATCAAGATGATGGGCAAATTCAGAAGTGGTTACGCTCATGGCGTCCTATTCCTGAGAACCAAAACAATACGACACGTACCGTTCAACATGGTTTGCAACTCATGTGCGAGTCAGGCCCAGGGCTTAACATTGGCCAAGGTAGCGACCCTGAAGCCATGCTTCGTTGGTCAGATGATGGCGGCCATACATGGTCAAGCGAACATTGGACTAAGATGGGGCGTATCGGTCAGTATGGCTTTAGAGCGTTCTGGCGTCGTCTTGGCATGACGCTCAAGTTGCGTGATCGTGTCTATGAAGTGTCAGGCACAGATCCAGTTAAGATCGTCATTACAGGTGCTAACTTAATAGTAAGCCCAACTAGCAGATAATGGCAAACCCAGACATCACTAAGATCCCGGCGCCTAGAACGCCGTTAATGGATGAAAATTCAGGTGATATGACACCTGCTTGGTATCGCTTTTTCTACAATCTATTTACCTTTACAGGCAGCGGTGGTGATGGCGGTATTCCTGTCAATCGTGGTGGCACAGGTCAGACGAGTTACACCGATGGCCAACTGCTGATTGGTAATAGCATAGGGAATACCCTTAATAAGAACACTTTAACGCCAGGGCAAAACATTGGCGTTACCAACGGACATGGCACGATTGAAATAGCCTTTGATGGCATTTTGCCTGTTGTTAATGGCGGTACAGGCGCTAATAACGCAACAGACGCTAGAACTAACTTAGTAGCCGCTAAGTCAGGAGCTAATAGCGACATCACTTCAATGGATGGGCTTACTGGGCCTATTCAAACGCCGACATACGTTGACTTTGATACAACACCAACCTTTACCGATCAAATCGGTCGTATGGGCTGGAACGCAACAGATCAAACAATTAACCTTGGTATGGATTACGGCGTTGTGCAGCAAGTTGGGCAAGAAACATACGCCCGTGTAAAAAACAATACGGGCGTTACTATTCCCAATGGCACTGTAGTAGGGTTTGCGGGAGCAGCGCCAAATGCCTTAGAGGTAGCCCCTTACCTAGCTGATGGTACATCCCCTTCCCTATATATCCTTGGAATTATGACCCATGACCTGCCTGATACAGGTGAAAAAGGGTATTGCACGACTTGGGGATTTGTACGAGAGGTTGATACAAGCGGATTTAGTGTTGGCGATATTCTATATGCTTCATCTTCTGTAGCTGGCGCACTGACTAATGTAAAACCAACTGCGCCTAATAACGTTATCCCAGTAGCTGCTTGTATTACATCTGACGCTACAGAAGGCGTAATTTTTGTACGCCCAACAATCATTCAAATGCAGTACTACGGTACTTTTGCTAAGACTTTAGATACTTCTCCAGCAGCTGCTAACACTGCCTACCCTATTACTTTTGACTTAACCCGTATTAGTAACGGCGTGACTATCGGTACTCCAGCGTCTAGGATTGTAGTTCCTCAGTCTGGGCTATATCAATTTAATGCCACATTGCAGTTTATTAGTGGTAATGCAACAGACAAAAATATCTGGGTCTGGTTTAGAAAAAATGGTACAGATATACCTAGTTCTGCTCGAATTGTTACGGTGTCTACAAATAATGCCTATACACCAATGTCAATAAATGAAGCCGTATCTTTAGGTGCTAGTGAATATGTTGAGCTAGTTTATGCGGCAAATAGCACAAACGTAACTTTAGATTCCGTCCCAGCCACTGCTTTTG